CATCGTCGACGCCACGCTGCAAGCCTGCTCAGAGGTCGAGGCAGGCGACAACGAGACAAGGCTCAGGCGTGCGCTGATGGCGTCGAGGTTCACGGTCACGGACAAGCCACAAAGCAGCCAGACGGGGTAGCCTCACCCACATGGCAGGCGGTCGCCCCCCGGCACTCAATCCCGAGCGAGAAGCCGCGCTGCTCAACGCAATCAAGACAGGCGTGCCGCTCAGGATCGCCGCGAGCTACTCAGGCGTCGACGAGCGCACCGTCAAGCAGTGGCGATCCAAAGGCGAGGCCGCGCTCCACAAAAAGGCCAGCGACAGGTCAGGTTCCGAACGGCTCTATGCCGGATTCGTCACCCATCTCGACGAGGCACTGAGCTACTGCGCGACGCAGGCCCAGGCCCTCATCACGAGCATCATCAAGGCGGGCATGGGCGAGAACGTCGCCGTCGACCAGCAGCGAGTGAGTCTGCAAGCAGCGCAGTTCGTGCTCACGCACCGATTCCGCGACGACTACACCACGCGAAGTGAGCTCACGGGCAAGGACGGCGCACCGCTGGAGATGAGCGCAGGCGAGGCATGGGACAAGCTGCTCGCACTGACCGGCCGCGAGGCAGAGAGCCCCGAGCCAGACGACGACGGCGAGGACGCCGAGATCGTGCGGATAGCCTGACGCACATTCCGTACACGCGGTACGGTTCCGTACTAGAGTCCCGTACACGGCACGGACCCTCACCGAGCGACTGGAGCTGCGGCTCACCCCTGAGCAGAAGTCGGGCGTCGAGGCTGCGGCCACGAGGCGCGGCTGGTCGGTCAACGAGTGGATGCGTCGAGTGATCGACGCCGGGATCAAAAGCGAAAGTGCGAGATGACCCCGCCACTCCCGAAGGAGGCGAAGCGATGGCTGAGATCACGCTGACCCTCACGCTCGACCGTGACATCGCCGAGCGCCTCGAAGCAGCAGCCGAGCGCCACAACGTCACCCGCGACGTGCTGGCCGACACCCTGCTCGGCATCCAGCTCGACGTCGACGAGGGCCGCCGCGACCATGTCCCGCTGCAGGTCCGCGAGTCGGTGCCACGCAAGCAGGGCAACTCGATCGTGCTTCCGCAGGGCCGATTCGCGGATCGACGCGATGGGTGAGCACAAGGTCGGCGACCGCGTCATCGTCACGCTGCTCGGCAGGGTCACGGCGTCATCGCCCATGACGCATGCCGGCACGTGCATCGTCGACCTCGACGGCCTTGACGTTCCGATGCACGTGCCGGCCGAGGACGTCCACGCCTTCGACCCGACGCCCGACGTCCTGCTCGGCACCGACGGCCCGGCACTGCCACGCCAGACCCGAGAGACGCTCCACGCCGTCGCGGACGTCACACCGATCACGAACGGCCACCGCCCGAAGCCGCCCGGCGGCCGAATGTGGAGCACGGTGCCGATGCGGGGCAAGCGCGTCGACTGGATCAGGCTCACCGAGCTCGCACGCGAGGATCGCGACGTCGCCTTCCTGGTCAAGCGCGACACGATGGCCGCCGCCCGCCTCGCCAGGCGTGACCTCCACGGCTTGGGCGTCGAGAGCGAGGTGTGGTCAGCGGCGCAGGGCGGCCCGGCGGTCGTCGTTTGGAGCGAGTGACCGACACCCTCGCAGCAGAGGTCGTCCACGTCGACGAGGGCCTCGGCACCCTCGACATGCTGGCCGACCTCGGCCGAGAGGCCTTCAGCGTGGCGTGGGAGGGCCTGAGCGCACCTGAGCGGCAGGCAGTCTCGGTCGACATCGACAGGCTCGCACGGGCTCGTGAGGACCCCACACCAGGGCATCTGGCCCAGCGGCTCGATCCGACGACGGTGCAGACGCCAGCCCTCATGCTGATCGACGAGCAGTTGGTGGCCGTCCGCGACGCCATCGCGGTCATGTTCAAGCGGCGGCGCTACTTCTCCCAACTCGTGCTCGAAGGCGTCGACAAGGCTGAGGCTGCCGAGCGCGCGGGAAGCGAGATTCCAGATGCCGGGGCGACGCGGTTGATCATCTCGCTGGGCCCACAGGAAGGCAAAAGTACAAGGTGTTCGCGCTATGGGCTCCTGTGGTTGCTCCGACAGTTCCCGACGTTGCGGATCGGCCTCGTTTCCTACGACGGGACGAACGCGGCCCAGTTCAGTTACCAAATCCGCAGCGACATCGAACTCTTTAACGGCACGGGCGGTCAGGTCGACCTCGGCCTACGGCTCGCACCCGACCAGCGAGCGATGGGTCGCTTTCAACTCGCGACCGGCGGCGGCATCTATGCGATCGGCATCGGCGGTGGATTGTCGGGCCGACCGCTTGATCTGCTCCACATCGACGACCCGGTGAAGGACATGGAGGCCGCCGACTCGACGATTCAGTCCGAGAAGGCGTGGTCATGGTGGGACACCGTCGGCCGTCCACGACTCGCACCATGGGCACCGACTGAGATGATTACGATTCGGTGGAGCGAAACCGATCTGGCCGGTCGCATGAAGACACGAGAGCAGGAAGCGATCGACTCGGGGATGAAGCTGCTGAGCCGCTGGCGAATCATCAACATTCCAGCGAAGGCCGACCACGACCCGAACAAGGGCGAGACGGACCTGCTCGGCCGCGAGCCCGGCGAGTTCCTCGTCAGCGCCCGAGGCCGCACGCGCGCGCAGTGGGAGCAGCTCGAATGGGAGACGCCCGCCCGCGACTGGAACGCGCTGTATCAGGGCAACCCGACCTCGGACGTTGGCGACGTGCTCGAACGCGACTGGTGGCGCCGCTACGACACGCCGCTTTGGATTCAGCAGACCGACGGCTCGTTCGACTGCCCCGGCTTCGATCTCAGCCAGTCGTGGGACTTCGCATTCAAGGACACCGACGCGAGCGACTATGTCGTCGGCCAGGTGTACGCGAAGAAGTCAGCCACGAGCTACCTCGTCTATTCGATCCGCAAGCGCCTGTCGTTCACGGCGACGATCGACGAGGTTCGACGTGTGACGGCACTGTTCCCACGAGCGCGGCGCAAGTTCATCGAGGACAAGGCGAACGGCCCGGCCGTCATCGACTCGTTGCAGCACGAGATCCCCGGCATCATCCCGTCGACGCCGACCACCTCGAAGGTCGCGCGGGCTCGGGCCGCATCGCCCTATGCACGAGCGGGAAACGTGCAACTGCCGACGATGCGCGTGGCACTCATGGAGCCCGCGCTCGCCTTCGATGCGGACTCATTCGTCGAGGAAGCGACCGACTTCCCGCGCGGCACCCACGATGACCAAGTGGACTGCTTCAGCCAGTACGTGTTCGAGGCGTACATCGTGGGCGGCATCGCCGTGGCAAGCGCACCGCAAGGCGACCTCAGCCGGGGCGAGATGGCGGGCCGCACCGAGTCGAAGCCACGACAGACCGAGATCGAGCGCAGGCTGGCCGCCCGGGCGGGCTGAATCACGCGCAAGGCGTCGAGGCATCGCTACGATGGCCCGACAAGACGGACTCTCACGGAGGCAAGCGCAATGGTCTACCCCAGTGGTCAGGACAACATCGAGAAGCTTGAGGAATTCCTCGCGCCGATCAGCTTCGCGACCGAGACGCTCACGAGCGGCACCGGCGCGCAGATCAACGCAGCCGGCCCGTCGACGCTCTACTGCGACGTCGCCCTCGGCGCAGCGGGCACGGTCAAGGTCGATCTGTCGCCCGACGGCACGACGTTCACGAACATCATCCCCGCGACGGCAGCGAACGCGGCAAGCTCGCAGAAGCTCACGATCCGCGTGCCGACCGGCTACTACGTCAAGATCACGCTCTCGGTCGCGACGCTGAGCTCCGCGATCGCAGTGCTCGACTGATCGTGAGCGACGCGTCGGCGGCGACACGTTACGACCGCATCAAGACCCTCGCGGGCACGATCGCGTTCGTCCAGCACCCGCTCGGCGCGTGGGTGCTCACGCGCACCGCGAAGGCGGGCTTCGACTTCGAGCCCGTCGTCATCCCGCCGCCGCCTCCACCGCCCGGCTACAACGTCGCGTTGCCAGCGGTGCCAGCGGGCTACGCCGAAGGGTTTTTCTCGGACTTCCGCGCGGGCCTCGCCGGGTTCAGCAAGTGGGGCGGCTCACCCGGCTCGTCGCCAGCGTCGACGATATGGGACGGCGCGATGGTCACGACGGGACTGAACGGCGCGAACATTCACGCCGAGCCGGACGCAGCGACCAACGGCGTCAAAACGCGCACCGGCGGCTTCGGTCGCGACGGGCTGCTCTCGGGCTCGTACCGCGTGCAGATCGCGTGCAAGCGGCCGAACATTCACAACCTCAAGCGCAACGGGCTCATCGGCTGGCCGGAAGGTCCGGGCTCGCCGGGCTGGCCTGGTGGCGACGAGGACGACGCCTGCGAGGACGGCGGCGACACGTCGGGCTTCGACATCAACTGGCACTCGAACGTCCCATCGTTCAACTCGGTGATTCACGCGCACGCCGGCGTGCCCGACACCGCGCCGGTCGATACGAGCGTGTGGGGCTACTTCGATCACATCGTCACGCCCGCACTTGTATCAACGACATGGGTGCCGAACGTCGGCGAGCCTGTGACCATCTCGATCGAGCCGGGCGCGGCGTTCTCGAACACGCCCCATGGCTTCGACACGCAGATCGAGGCGCTCGTCACGAACCTCGGCGTGACCGCCGACTTCGAGTACGACTGGTATCGCGAGCTCACGCCAGCATGAGTCCGATCCCTGGTCAGAACCCGAACAACGCGGGTGCGATGGTCGTGCCCTCTGGAGGTTCCGCAATGAAGCACACCCGGCTCATCGCCGCCGCAGCCCTCGCGTGTGGCCTGCTCGTTGGCAGCACCACGATTCGTGACGTACCTCGTGCGTCAGCGGCGACCACGCCCATCTGCGGCGCGGTGACGAAGGCGCCGACGTACAAGCACGTCGTGGTCATCGTCATGGAGAATCACTCCTACGGCTCGATCATCGGGAGCTCGTCCGCGCCGTTCATCAACTCGCTCGCGAAGTCCTGTGGGCTGGCGACGAACTATCACTCGGTGACGCACAACTCGTTGCCGAACTACCTCGCGCTCACGAGCGGAATGGCGCTGAAGCAGTTGATGCCGTTCACTGGTGACTGCAACCCGTCGCCGTCGTGCACGACAGGCGGCTCGCTGACGGTGTTCCATCAGACTTACTCGAAGTCCTATGAGGAATGGATGCGGTACAACTGCGAGCTCAGCGACGACCTGCGGTATGCAGTCAGGCACAATCCGATGGCGTACTACAAGGGCATTGGCTGCGCGTCGCGCGACATCAGCTTCGACCCATCACCGAAGGGATGGAATCCGCTTCTCTGGAACTTCCAGAAGGAGTCCACCGCCCCGCACTACGCCTTCGTCACGCCTGACCTCTGCAGCGACATGCACGACTGCAACATCGCGACGGGTGACACATGGCTCAAAGAAGTCGTCAGCGAGATCACCTCGACGCCCGTCTACCGCTCGCACGACACGGCCATCTTCATCGTCTGGGACGAGGGGCTCGGCGGCGGGTACGTAGGCGAGAACTGCGCAGCCAACCCGAGTGACCAGTCGTGCCACGTCGCACTGCTCGTCGTCGCTCCGAGCGTTAAGCCGGGCACCCGCGACAAGGCGTGGCTGACGCACTACTCGACGCTCAGGGCTGCCGAGAACCTGCTCGGGCTGCAGGTCTACGGGGAGGCCAAGTCCGCGCCGAGCATGCTGCCAGCGTTCAATCTGGGGGCGCAGTGACGACCGAAGTTCTCATGCGCGACGTGCACCCGGCTCAGGTTGTCATGCCCGATGGCTCGCTGATCCGAGCAGCCCGTGTGTTCGTAACGAACCGCCGCGTCATCGTTCACACGGCCAAGCCGACGCGGGCGATCTCGACGACCGAGCTCGCCATCACGGACGCCTCGGTCATCGTGCCGGGCAAGGGCACGCTCGGCCCGAGCGAGTCGATCGAGCTCTGCACGTCGGACGGCACCGCGTGGCTGACGAAGGATGCGGGCTGCGGGTGCGGTTCGGTGCTCCGCGCGTTGTCGCCGCCGATGGGATACTCGGGGTAATGCGCTCCGACGTGCAAGACTGACCGGCGATGGCCTTCCTCGCACCAGCCACCGCCGCCGCCGCGCTCAACGCGATCGTCGCGTCATCGTCGAACGTGGCGCTCTCGCTGCATGTGAGCAACCCCGGCACGACTGGCGCGGGCGAGGAAGTCGGGACCGGGTACTCGTATCAGACGGTGCAGTTCGGCGCGGCGACGGTCGCGAACCCGAGCGTCAAGACAGGACCGAACGCGACCGCCTCGTTCACCGCGACGAGCTGGACAGCCTCAGCGCCGCTCGGCTGGTTCGGCGTATGGGACCCGACGCACACGACGTGGCAGTGCGGCGGCGCACTGTCCGCGACCCTGCAGCCGCCGCCTTCTTGCACGGTGGTCGTGCTCGCTGCGGGCATCTCCTTGACGGAATCGGGCTGACATGATCGACGACTTCGTACCGACCAAGACCAAGACCGGGTTCGTATTCGACGACGGCACCGAGCAATGGCACTACGACTTTGCCGCGCACCCCGGCTTCCGCAATGCCGAGGGCGAGCCCGAGCTCGACGTGACGAAGCACACGCATGTCATGGTCAAGACACCCATGCCGCTCAACGGCACGATCACCGTCAACGGCCACGACTACGACCTGAGCGAGCACTACCTCGCCGTGCCGATCGAAGACGTCGACCATCTGGCGATCGCGACGCATGAGGCGTGTCGCACGACCGGCTTCACCACGGACCCGACTCCGACGACGGGACCGCTCGCGGCCGCGAAGGCCGCATGGGACGCGGCGGTAGCGGGAGCACCACCGGCCACGGCGTAGCCCGTGGCCACCTACACCTACGTCCGGGCGAACGCCTTCGCCGGAGCGATCGATGTCGCCGGCGGGGCCAACGCGCTCGGCGCGGGCACCACGCTGCTCACGAGCGCCGGCCTGGTCGGGAACATCGGCGGTGCCGGTCAGAACCCGCCACCGGCCACGCTGACTGGCAATCAGGCCATCCGGATCACTTTCTTCGTTCAGGACGCGACGACTCGGGCCATCACGAAGCGCGAGGACTGCCTCATCATCGCGTACACGTCCGGGGCCGGCACCGCGACAATCCTGCGCGGCCAGAACGATACGACCGCTCAGAGCTGGGCTGAGGGCTCTCTCTGGGTCGCGGGCTGGGCCAAGGAGGACAACGCGATCGGCTTCATCGGGAACGGCTTCCCGACGGTCGCATCCTTCTCGGGCGCGCTCTCGGCCTACAACAATGGGACCGCCTACACCGTTGGGCAAGGCTGCACGTCGGGCGGCGTCTCCTACCTCTGCATCGCCAACACGACAGGGAACGCGCCGCCGAACGCGACCTACTGGCTGGTGCTCACGACCGTCGACACGACGGGCACGATCAACGGCGTCATCGGAAAGTGCCTCGGTGTCTACGCCGAGCAGGCGGTCACGATCGTCCAGCCGGCGGTCGCGGACGCCGGGTCCATGTGGGGTGTCCAGCGAATGGATGCAAACAGCCCGACCTACGCGATGAACATGGGCGCCGTCACGATCGACGGCGCGGTGCAGGCGTGGGACGTCCAGTGGAGCTCGATGACGTTCGTCTCGGACGGCGTCAAGTGGCACGTCTACTTCTCGAACAACGCGCTGGTCGCGTCGGCGCAAATCGAGACCCTGATCAGGGCAAACATGCCGTCGCAGATGGCGGCCTCGAGCACGCCGATCCCGGTCACGTCCGGCGGCCTCGCCACGAAGGGCGCGCTCCACGTCGCGACGATGGTCAACCTGGCCGAGTTCAACGGCTTGGCGCTGGCCGTCTCGGCGGCGAACGGCAACATTCAGACCGCGACGACGGCCAAGGTGACCCTCAGGACTCTCAAGGACCTCGGCTTCGCGGCCGACGTCAGCGTGACGTTCACGACTCCGAACGACTCTGGCTGGGACGGCACGATCATGGTCGAGCTCGAGGCCGACGTCGCTGGCGACGCCACGTATAACGGCGTCTGGGGCCTGCTCGACCTCAACCGAGCCTCGGTGGTCGTCAGTGCCAACGGCCAGAACAAGCACGGCGGCGGCACCACAACCGGCTTGCTCACGACCGCCTCCTATGACAACATCGAACTGAGCGGCGGCGGGCTGCCGCTGGCCGTGGCAGGCAATCAGTTCTTCACGATCACCGACGGGACGAACTCTGAGCACATCGCGAGCCACGGCGCGAACGCCGCAGGCGCGACGAACCCGTCGATCCAGACGACCCTCGCCAGCCAGCCGTGGACGCCGGCGTTCAACTACACCGCAGGTGTCACCCTCGCGGCGGTCTGGGGCAGGATGCCTCGCGCCTCGGTGATCGGGCAGACCGCCGTCGCGCGCTCGAGGACCTTCATCTACCTCACCGGCCTCGTCTACAACACGACCTACGCCTTCGCATGGGCGGCAGCCGTGACGAACGCGGCTGGGACGTTCAAGACCTACGCGAACTTGAACAACAACGTGCCGAGCTCGAGCGCGACGCCCTACGGCCCGATGCTCATGCGCGCCAGCGTCGGGGTCTGAGATGGCGGGGAACCCGCATTGTGAGTGGGAGGGCAACCCGCTGCCCGCCAGCGCGCTGCCGGTCCCGGCAATCAACGCCGGGTCGGTCACGGTCACGCCAGCCAGTGGCGGGCTGACTCGGGGCACGGTCGTCCTTCTCCACGGCCTCGGACAGACGCTCGACGCGTGGGCCTCGACCTCTCAGTTCTCGAATCTCGCCGCTGCGCTCCAGGCCGACGGTTGGCAGACGGTCGCGATCCCCTATCCGGCCGATCTTCTAGCGAGCCCGGTCGGATCGCAGCAGCAGACCGGGCTGAACACGGACTTCGCCGGCGATCCGCTCTCGCCGCCAGGGACGCGCTACGTCAGGCGCTTCCTGGCTGAGTGGGACCATGTGAAGGCGTACCTCGTGAGCCTCAACGGGGCCTATTGGCCGACCTGGTGCGTCGGCTTCTCGCTCGGCGGCTGGTCCGCGCTCCAGCTGTTCATCAACCGGCAGGCCGACTTCGTGGGCATGGCCTCGCTCTGCCCGGTGACGCAGATGAGCTACGTCTACAACCCGATCAGCGCGACGCCAGTGGCCGGTTCGTTCGCGGCCCTCTTCTCAGGAAGCGTGGCGCTCGATGCCGGCGGCGACGTGCCCATCACCGCCCTCAACGGCATCAAGAAGCCGGTGTGGCTCGGCTGGGGTGAGGGCGTCGAGGTCTGCGTGATCAACGGCTGGAAGACCAACACGACTGCCGGCACTGCAGGCGAGGCCTTCGACGGGATCACCGAGGTCGTCTACCAGTCGACCGCGACGGGCGGGTTCCTCGGCGGTCCCAACGCGCCGCACCTCAACGCCGTGCCGAAGCTGTCGGTCACGCATGTGCCCGTCCTCTCATTCCCCTGGGAGCTGGGCGACGGGCAGGGACTGACGCTGTATCACGCGAGCGGCCCGTTGTCCGACACGGTCGTCGTCAGCGGCGACCAGACCGTGGCCACGATCGCCGCCCAGGGCTACATCAACGTCGTGCGGCAGGCGCTGACAGGCGGGCCGCTCGGCCCGAGCGCCGGCGTCGTCGCCTCGGCCACGGGCACGACGCCGACGACGCTCGTCCCCTTCACCGCGACCATGCCGCGCACCCTGCTGAACAATGAGCAGATCCTGCTCTGGCACAACGCGAGCCGGAATCAGCTCGTCACGGTCAACGGCGACCAGTCGCCGTCGACGATCAGCGGGGCGGGGCACATCGTCGTCAACACCTACACGCCCAACACCAACTTCAACAGCCCCGACTACGTCATCATCGACTCGGGCTACACGACCGCGGACATCGTCATCGGCGACTACGGCCCCAACGTCGGGTTCGGGTTCGCACCCGAGGCGACGGTCGTCGACACCAACAACTGGACCGGTCAGCCGTTCCTGATGCAGTCGGCCGGCACGGGTCCGATCGTGTTCGGCCAGACGCAATTCATCCCGCCGGCTGTCACGCTCGCTCGCGCCTATGCCGGCGATGGCACCGTGCAGCTCTGGACGAGCGGCGACACGTTCGTCGGCTGGGCGAGGACGAGGAAGCTCGCCGCGACGGCCTCGGCCAATCTCGGGGCCGGTGGGCACGTCACGACCGCCGCCGGGGTCGACGACTCGACCAACCCGACCGGGTACGTGAATCAGGGCCACACGATGACCGCCGGAAACGTGACTGACATCACGAACTGGGTCACGGCCAAGCTCGACACTCTCTACGCAAGGACCTACTGATGCTCGGGATCAGCGCCTATGGCGTCATGGGCCTGGACTCGCCGCCCGAGCCGCCCACCGCGTTCATCGGCGCGACGGCCGTGTTCCAGTTCTCGACCTCGAGCGCGATCGATCTCGGCGTCTCGGCAGGCGTGACCTACCAGTTCAACTCGAGCAGCGCGGTCGTCAACCTCGGCGTCGGCGCCACGGTGACCTATCAGTTCAACTCCGCTGGGGCCGTTGAACCGGCGGTCAGCGGCACGGTGACGTATCAGTTCGGCTCATCCAGCGCGGCCAGCCTCGGCGTCGCTGGGGCCGCGACGTACCAGTTCGGCAGCGCGGGCGCAGTCACCCTCGACGTCGCCGGCGGTGCCACCGCCAGCTATCTCGCCAACGGCACGGTCGATCTCGGTGTGACGGCGCTCGGCGCCTACAGCTTCGCGGCGACCGGCTCGATCGAGCTGGACGTGGCGGCCGCAGCCGTCTTCACCTACCTGGGCGCCGCCGCCATCGAGCTCGACGTCGTAGGTGGCGCGACGTACGCCTTCGCCGCGAGCGCCCCTGTCAGACTCGCTGTCGCGGGCGCAGCGACGTTCTCGTTCGGTTCATCGAGCGGCGCCGATCTTGTCGTCACGGCCAGCGCCGCGTTCGCCTACAGCGCCTCGGGCACCGTCGAATTCGATGTTGCTGGCGCGGCCGCGTTCACCTTCTCGGCATCGAGCGCGGGCGCGCTCGACATTGGTGCAGTGGCGACCTATTCGTTCGGCTCGGCAGGCGCTGCCACCGGCAGCATCACCGCGGGCAGCGTGTTCACCTATGCGCCGAACGGCGCGCTGAGCCCGGCGCTTTCGGGGGCCACCGTCTACCTGTTCGGCACCGTGATCGCAGTGGTTCAGATACAGCCGCTGCCAGGCGAAGCGGCGACCCGCGACCTACCGCTGACCTACGCGCTCACCCACGACTGCGCCCTTTCGCGCTCACCTTCGACGCGCGACGTCGCACTGGTGGACGGCCTCGATGCCAACCTCGCTCTCGTGTGCGCCACGATGAGCGATGAGGCCGAACTGGTCGGCGCGGCGAATGATGGGTCGCCATGAGCGCACTGAGTAACCTTGCGCCGGTGATGCCCCGGTGAACACCTATACGCAGGGCCAGATCGTCAGGTGTCAGATCACCGTGCGCTCGACGGTGACGAAGCAGGCCGTGATGCCCTCGACGCTCTCGTTCGCCTATCAGGTCGGCACGAACGCCTCGACGACGCCGGTGACGTGGGATGGCGTGACGACGCAGCCAGCGGTCGGCGTGATTGGGAACAACCTCGGGCTCGGGCGGTTCGAGTGCTGGATCGACACGACACTGTTCGCGGGTGAGGTACAGCCGCAGTGGGAGGCGACTGGCACCGGCCAGCTCACTGCCGACGCCGAGCCGTTCATGGTGAACCCGAGGTCGTTCTGATGGCGCGCACCCTCGTCAGCGTGCAGGGCACCATCCTGGCCCCGGACGGCTCGCCAGCACGCGGCACGCTCTGCGCGACGCCCGACTGGCCCCTTGACGTCGGCAGCGGACTGTTCCCGGCGTCGCCGGTGTGCGGGCTGCTCGACGCTGCGGGCATGATCCGCGCGAACAGTTACCACGCTCTCGCGCTCTATGCGACCGACGAGTCGGGCGACGACGAGGCGGGCACGACGCAGGTCGGCGCGGTCTACCGCTGGCTGCTCCAGATCGACGGCCAGACCGTCACAGAGTTCGGCGCGCCGCTCCCGGTGGCATCGACGGCGACCGAGACGAATGGCTCGACGAACGGCACGAACCTCGTGACGCTCTCGACGCTGCTCGCCTCCGCAGCGATGGTGGGCCACTCGATCACTGGCACGAACATCTCGGGCGGCACCACCGTCACCGCCTACGACGACAAGGCGAACACGCTCACGCTCTCGGCGGTCGCCACCGGCACGGGCAGCGGACTGTCGTTCGTCGTCGGCGGCGCGGTCGAGCTCGAAGCCCTCCAGATGGCGGCGACGTCGTGAGCCAGACCGGCGGTGTCCTGTTCGTGATCTACGTCTTGTGCGTGCATCGGCTGTCGCGCCTAATCACGACCGACATGATCACCGAGCCGCTGCGTGAGCGGCTTCGTCGGCGCGCCTATCGCACGGTGCCGGTCGGCAAAGACTCGGCGACCGTGATCGTGCAGAGTCCGGTGCTCGCGTGGCTGCATGATCTCGTGTCGTGCGGGTGGTGCTCGTCGATATGGGTGGCGATCGGCTGCGCGGCAGGGTGGAAGTACCAGCCCGGCCAGTGGTTCAATCTGTTCGCCGCCGCGATGGCAGCGTCGAGTGGCACGGGCATGCTGCAGGAGCGGGTCGCCTGATGGCATCCGAGCGCGGGTGGTTCCGAGGCGGCAAGGGCACCGGCATCAAGCGACCGCAGATTCGCGTGCTCACCGCGGCCGCGACGCGCATCGACCTGTCGAGCCGACCCGAGGCGCGACGACAGCGCGCGTTCCGACAGGGCTGGCAACTCGACGCCTGGGCCTACCGGGACAGCGTGCCCGAACTCAGGTACGGGATCAACTTCCTCGCGAACTGCGCGAGCCGCATGCGCCTGTTCCCCGCGGCCTATGCCGAGGACGGCGAGACGGACGCGCCGGTCCCGCTGATCGACGCGGGCGCGCCGATCGAGGTCATCGACGCCTGCAATCAGGCGATGAGCGATCTCGGCAACGGACGGCTCGCTATGGCGTCGCAACTCCACTCGCTCTCGACGAACCTGTCGGTGAGTGGCGAGGCGTTCCTGCTCGGGCAAGAGGACCCGGACACCGGACGCCAGACGTGGTCGATCCGCTCGATCGACGAGGTGGGTGTCTACGACGACGAGTGGAAGCTGCGCGAGGTTCCGATGGACCCGCAGGGCATCTTTGGTTGGCAGACGCTCGACCCTGAGCTCACCGTCGTCTCGCGCATGTGGCAGCCGCACCCGCGCTACCGGGCGATGGCCGACTCGGCGACGAAGGCGATCATGGACGAGCTCGAAGCGTTGCTCATCCTGCGCCGTGACATTCGCGCGACCGGCCGCTCGCGCCTCGCTGGTGCGGGCATGCTGCTGATCCCGAACGAAATCGACATCGAAGTCCTGAACGACGACAATGACGATCCGACGGCCGACCCGTTCATGGCGATGCTGACAAAGGCGATGGTCGAGCCGATCGCCGACGAGGGCTCGGCGTCCGCGGTGGTGCCGATCGTGGTGCGCGGTCCCGGCGACGTGCTCGCGCAAGTGCGGCTCGTGCAGTTCGCGACGTCATTCGACGCGCTCGCCGCTTCGACCCGAGGCGAGATCGTCGGCGTGATCGCGACCGGCCTCGACATGCCGAAGGAAGTCATCGAGGGCATGGCCGACATCAACCACTGGGGCCAGTGGCAGATCGACGACAACACGTTCCGCCAGCACACCGAGCCGCACGTCATCACGCTCGTCGACTGCTACACGAGCGCCTACCTGCGGCCATACCTCAACAACTGCGAGATCGACCCCGACGTACTCGGCGACTGGGCCGAGCGCATCCTCATGTGGTACGACCCGACCGAGCTCGTCACACACCCCGACCAGACGACCGACGCCTTCCAGCTCCACGACCGCCTCGCGATCAGCGACAAGGCGCTGCTCCGTGTCGCCGGGTTCTCAGCGACCGACGCGCCAGAGGTCGACGAGATTCAGCTCCGCATGCTCCGGACGATGCGCACATGGCCGCCGAACCTCGTCATGGAGTTCCTCCACCTGCTCAATCCCTCGCTCGCGGTACCGCCGATCACCGTCGCGGGCACGATCCCCGGCGTCAAGCCCGGCCTCGGTGGCGGTGCGGACGTCGGACCACCGCCGCCTGCCGCCCTGCCGCCGGGATCACCGGGACCGGACACCGCAGCGCCCGCCGATGCTGGCATGCCCGCAGCACCGCCTCAGCCTGCCCCAGCGCCCGCAGACGCCTCCACGGCACCGAAGGGACCACCGCCCTCGTCCGTGACCGCAGCGGGCGCCCTGCACTTCGATGAGGCGACCGAGACGCTCTACCAGTTCGACGCGACGGCTGGCACCCTCGGGGCGTGGACCGTGATCGGTCAGGGCCGGGCTGTCATGGATGCGCTCACGGCGGCAGTGGCGACGATCGCGCCGAAGCGCGAGCACACCGCGCAGTCGCTCAGACTCTCACGGCGCCTCGCCGCCATCGACGCCTCGTTCCGCTCGCGGATCGCGCAGGCCGCCAACGCCGCGATGCTGCGCCAGTTGGAGAAGGCAGGCGGCAGGCTCAACTCGAAGGTCGCGCGCACCGAGGCGCTGCGGACGAAGATCGCGCACTCGCGCAAGGAGCTGATCGGCCACACGCTCGGCGAGGACGTTGTCACCGCCGCAGGCATGAGCGCCGCCGATCTCATGTCAAGCGACTGGGCGACGCTGAAGTCGCAGTGGTTCGAGTGGGGCGAGGCCGCGCAGCGCCAGGCGATCGAGACGGCCGCGCAGCTCGCGGGCATCGCCACGAGCGACGAGTCCGCAGCACTGGCCGCGCGCACGATGAGCAAGGGCCTCGACGCAGGGTGGCAGTTGCTCAGCCAGTCGATGACCTCGCTCGCGCAGCACGCGCTCTACAACCCCGACCTCAACGTCGACGCAGGCACCGTGCTCACCGCGCTCAATCCCGACACGATGGTGCCGACCGGCGTCATCCGTGCAGCCGTCGGCGTGGCCGGTGGTGCGAAGCCGCAGGACTTCGGCATCGTGAAGGTCGCGAGCGGCGCCGAGGTGCCAGCGATCCCGCTCGGTGTGCCAGTGGGTCAGATCGGCACCGGGGCGACCGTATCGACGTTGCTCAGCGACAGCGGCGCGTCGCAGGAGTCATACGAGTGGAGCCACGGCGCTAGCGGCAAGCCGCTGCCGTGCCACGCCTTCCTCGACGGCGTCGAGTTCGCATCGTTTGATGACGACAAACTCGCGCCCGCGAACAACCCCGAGTGGGACGGCTTCCCCGACGTCGAATACCTGATGGCTGGGGACCACAGTGGCTGTTTCCCTGCCGATACGGTCGCGTCAGGACCGCGTCCGGTTGGTGCGACGTTGCGAGATTGGAAGGGGGAACTGGTCGAGATCGGATTCGCATCGGGCGAGTTCCTCTCCGCAACCCCGAATCACCCGATATTGACGTCCGATGGATGGGTGGCGGCGGGCGAGCTTCACGAAGGTCACGAGGTAGTCCGCTGCATCGACACTGAGGGGATCGCGGGTTTGGTCCCAAACGGCTATCAGATGCCAGCCCGCATCGAGGAAATAGCGGACACGTTCGGAGTGTCGAGCGGCATGGATGCCTGTCGAGTGGAAGTTACCCCCGAGGACTTCCACGGCGACGGGGGCGGCAGCGAGGTCGCAGTTGTACGTACCGACCGCGACCTGCGGGATCGTGTCGAGGCCGCGCTCCGCGAGCCATCCGGCAAGCCGACGTTCGCCAGCACTGATCCAGTGGCCCGGGTTGCGCTCGCGGGCGAGAGCGCCACGACAGAGCGCCTCGAAGCTGTTGGGGACGCCTCGCTTGGCGTCGTGGGACGCAGCGGACCGAGCGAGCCGCTGCTCGGGCGTGAGGCGGGACGCATGGACGAGAGCGGCATCGTGGCGACCGCGGCGCAGGACGCCTGCCTTCAGAAGTCGCTTTCGGATCGTGCCCCGATCGACGCCGAGCGACTGGGCGATGGCATTCTCGGACTCGCCGCCTACGTATCGGGCGACAAGGTGCTCCATGTCAAGCGATATCCGTTCGCGGGCCACGTCTACAACCTCGACACGGTGGTCGGCTGGTACATCGCGAATGGAGTCATAGTCCATAACTGTAGCTGCGACTTTGTTGCACTATGGGTGGGTGCCGATTCTGGCTCAGATACCGCAGATCAGGCCGCCTAGCGGAATTGTCCGCGCGTTGTCACGTCAGTCTGCTAACGTGCTCTCAGCGGTCGAGTGACCGCCTCTCTGGAGGGAGACACATGACAGCAGTTCCACAGACGGCCACCGAGATCGGTGAGGCGTTCCGAGGCACGTTCGTCGTGCCCGAGGTGTGCGCAGCCTGCGACACGATCATCGAGCTGGAGGACGACGCGACCTACGCCGGACTGCCCGGCGCGACGACGCCGTATCACACCGCATGCTTCGTGGACGACGACATCGACGGTGGGGCATGAGCGGCGAGCTGGACAAGCACGCGCTCGACGCATGGATCACGCGCGAGCAGCCCGAATGGGAGCCCGACATCGGCGACGAGATCACCTGCGTCACCGAGGGCGTCGACGAGTGGGCCGATGGCCGCGTGGGCGTCGTCATGGACGAGCACGCCTTCTTCAAGTCGACGTGGTGGGTCGCGGTCGAACGAGACATCGGCGTCTCGACGGTGATCGCGCTCGGCCTCGATCAGATGGAGCCGACGCCATGAGCGCCGACCTCCAGCGTGCAGCCGAGCACTACGAGCTCGAACTGTTCGCAGAGCGTGGACGACAGGCGCAGGCCGCGGGCGACGAGGCGATCGAGCGCGTGCAGCGCAACGCCGCCGCCGAGTGGGTGGTCGCTGCCGAGGATGCGATCGCGCACGTCGCGAGAATGCAGCCCGAGTTCACGACCGACGACGTGTGGGATCGCCTCGATGCGCTCGGCGTGCCAGCGCCCCACGAGCCACGCGCACTCGGTGCAGTGATGCGCAGCGCCGGTCAGCTCGGCCACATCTTCAAGACGGACCGCACACAACCCTCGCGCCGTGTCGAGTGCCACGGCCGCGACCTAAGACTGTGGAGGACGCTATGAGGCAGACCGCAACGTGGGTCGGGCTGGAGACGGCGCTGACGCTGCTCGCGTGCGTCATCTGCGCGGCG